GTGTTCTAATGATTTATCTAATTTAAATATTTCACATTTATCAAGTCCATTACATATGCTAGGCTTTGCGACATGATAATTCTTAAATTTACTTTTGAATTGATTAATAATATCATCATCAATACTAGGTGATTGTTCTATTAATCTATCGTATTCTGATCTACATAACTTTAAGAAATCACTATTTGGTTTACGTCTTTCTGGATCTAAGGCTAATTCTATGGATATGTTTCTTCCTAACTTAGACCATGAAACTCCTGCGGACCTATGTGATTCCATTAATTCTGCGACTTTCAAGAAATTCTGTAACGTTGATAATATCCCAGCAAACAAATTAAGACCACCTACAATCGCCGTAGCTGTTGATTTATTACTTTCAGATACATAACTATCCATACCGAAGTTTGCTGTACCAGTTAAAGTAGATAAAACGATAACCGGTATACTAAAACAATAATATCTATATTTGTATTTTTTTTCACTACGGTTATGTAACCATCTAAAACAAGATGCTTTCTCTGACCATTCGGCTAATAAGTTCTCGCATTCTTCAGACCATTCAGCCATTTATATTACACCTGATTTAATTTTTAATAATACGATATATTTAAAACATAAAGCATCAGTAATATTCGTAAATGATTTTTTATATCTTTTACCATTGAAAATTTTACCATAAGACCAATAGAATTGTTTACCACCATTTGACTTATTTTTGGCTATACCCCTATGACCGCTTTTATTATTTATTTGAATAGGTTTTCTATAAGCATTCATATTTTCAAGACAAGTAGCCCATTCTAGATTACTTAGATGATTGTTTATCCTATTTCCATCTATATGATTAACCTGTTCTTTATTTTTTGGATTAGGTATATAAGTATCTGCGACTAATCTATGAACTCTGCGACTTAATGGTTTTTTATTATAGGCCATGGAGACAGCTTTATATCCATCTGGATTAATACAACCTGTGAGTTTTTTAAAAACTACACCGCATTCACTAATATAATAATCTTTATATTTGGGATGTTGTGTAATTTCCATTTTAATACATATAAATATGGATTTATACCTTTAAGTTTTTATTGTTATTTTAAAATCAAATTTTTAAAATGTAGTCTCTTTATAAAAGAATGAGTAGCTATTGGAAAAGTGACGACGTAATACGTATAGGCGAGACTCAGGTGTCTGTACCGTCGGAGAACGGGCTCAATTATTCAGCGGGTCAAAAGATATCTTTATTTGTACCCCCTAGTGTTAAATTTATGAGCGGAAAGGATTGCTACCTTGAATTTGATGTAAAACTTACTATGGGAACACTTCCCAGTCGTCTTCAGTTAGATCACATGGGTGGCTCGTCCCTTCTACGTAATATGCGTATCTATGATGGTTCTCGGTCTAATCTACTAGAAGAGATTAATGATTACAATGCTGTATGTGCTATGAAATATGATTATGATACGGATGATAGTCTCAGGCAGAGCCGTGCTGTTATGGAAGGTGGTACATGCTACAATCCACGTTATCGTGGTAATCAGGGGACAACTGAAAGTCATATGACGGAACTTCATCAGAACCCTTACTTTGAAACTGTTACGGCAGACCCTACGGTAGATACCTTTGCTGATGGAAACTACACCACCGTTAAGTGTTGTGTCCCGATCCATAGTGGTGTTTTCGGTGATAAGATTTTCCCCGTTCTCATGACCAACGGTCTTTACCTTGAATGGGACCTAGCACCCGCCCAGCAGGTCATCAAACAGCTTGACTCTGTCAACAAGAATGTTCGTGTCAAACGTAATCTTTATTTTGGTAGTATCGATGGTGCAGTAGGATCGTGGCCAGCAGATGCTACTAATCGTGATAAAGTCTATATTAAACATGACGCAAATGCGGTCGGTGAAGAAGTATCAAACTGTCCCCTATGTGTTGGTGAAACTTTTAAATTTGTCAAAGAAGGAGAACCAGAAACGGTTGTTGGTATGAGTGGAGTTATGAAGATATCAAGTATTAATGCGTCGGGTTCTCTACTACTTATTAACCTTGAAACGGCCGTCAATAATAATGGCGGGACTGTTATTGATGATACATTTGTCCTTTTTTCGGATGCTGTCTCGGGTGATGCGGCTTACAATGCGGGATATACTGTCAGTAATTTTAACCTGATTGTACAAGAAATTCACCTTGACCCATCGTATGAAGCGGGTATGTTAGCTAAAGCACGTGAAGGTAAATCTATTGAAATTGATATTTATTCGGTAACGAATCATAAACATTCAGTTCTATCTACGGATCGTCAAGTAACTTACAACATTCATGCGAATAATTCAAGGGCGAAATCTCTTGTTATTATGCCGACTGATTCTACTATCTATAGTCGGGGAGCACAGATCTCGGGTGAAGGCACTTACCAGATTGGACCCTATCAAGGTGGCGGAACGGGAACTGTATCTCTTGATTTAATGGATGGTTCTCTGACTTCTATGCGTTCTGGATACACCGGTATCTGTGATGCTCTAAGTTCTAGTCAGTTCTTAATCGGTGGTGTTCTTGTCCCCAGTCGTCCAGTATCTACAACTAAAATGTGCACTCGTCAGTCTGTAGATGCCTTCCATCTCTTTGAACTCGAGAAGGCCCTTGCCCAAGCTGGCGTGGACCCACGCTCCTTTGCGGCTTTCCAGTCTAACTTCTTGATTGGTCGGTCGTTTGGCTTACAGAACGGTGTTGCTGATATCCGCAATAAAGATCTTCAAGTATTACTAAGATATGAAGACCCTGACTTTGCTCCTACTAAAAATAAAGTGTACAATAACTTCGTATTCCATATTCGTAAATTAATCATTCGTAATGGAGCCGTTGCTGTGGAGTTCTAGACAATTAAAAGATATCTTTTTTATAACTAAAATGTTTGTTTATTTTGTTTTTTAATTATTTTTATAAGTATTTATTATAAAAATGACTTCCCGATACCTAGAAATTCGCCCAGATAACATTCCCAGTGACGGAGTAATCTCATTTAAAAATGGCTTCCCTGTGCTCCAGTTTACCATTGCGGCTCAACAGGGTATTCTTGACCCGCGAACAATCCGTATTTGTGGTGATATGCGTATCTTCTCTGATAATGCGAGTCCGACCCCTACCCCTGTTCAAGCAGCCGACGACCCTAAAGTAATGATGGACAATCGTCTAGGTGTTTTTGCTCTATGGGACCAGTTAATTATTCGTAATGGTCGCAGTAAAATGATATGTGAATCTATCCGTAATTACAACAAATACATGAATTCGTATCTGGGTGTTTCTTCAAGTCGTCAAGATTTAATGGGACATTTAGAATCTACGTGCTTAACGATGCCTAACCGTAACGCCTTTGCTACTGCGACTGTTGTCAATAATGCGGCTGGTACTCAAGTAAAACCGTTTAGTTGTCATCTCCCTTCTGGATTCTTATCTGGCGGTAATATGGTGAATCTTCTACCTAGTGCCTTCGGTGCTCTTGAAATTGAAATCCACCTTGCCCCCGACAGTAATGTTTTATTCTCCAGTAATGGTTCTCTAAATGCTCCTACCACTGATATTAGCAACGCACACTACAGACTATCGAATGTTAAACTAACTTGTGAAGTTCAAGATATTCCCGTAGATCAGATGTCACAGATGATGTCCCAGACCGAAGGTGCCTACGAGTACAATACCATTACATCCCTTTACACGTCTATCAACACGTCTAACGCTCAGCTCCAATACAATCTATCTCTTAAAAACGTTCAGTCTGCTTTTGTTACGTTCGCACCTTCCACTCATATCAACACTTTACAGCATAATGGTCTCGCCACGACCTATCCGGGTAAAGATACTACAGGAGCAATTGCTAAACTTAATCGCATCCAGTTTCTTCGTGGTGGACAAAAATATCCTATGGATTTTGATGTTACCACGAACAACTCAACTGATTCACAGACTACTGTTAGTGACCCGCAAGTGGTTAAACAGTTTGTTGAAAGTATTATCCCTGAATATCAGTTAGATAGGACATCGGTTTCTTACACAAATGTCAATCGTGCCTATGATCTATCCAATACGGGTGTGGCTACTAACTACACTCTTCAACCGGATGGTGGTGCTCTATTCGGTGTCGGTGTTCGGTACAGTCAATTTAACTCTGGGCAGGATTTCAGTGACCAGCAGTGGGGCTTGTCTATTGAAAGTGATATTGCGGGTGATTCTCCCCAGTCTGTATACATCTTTATTAAGTCCAAAGCAACTCTTATGTGGAACCAAGGGGGAGTTCAAATCATGCAGTGAGTATAAAAAGATAAATTAAAATATTGTAGTAATTAAATGTCTTGTAAACAGAAATCAATGGATTCCGATTTTTTAGATGAAATAGTTTATATCTTAGAAGAAAATATAAGATATGATTTATCATCACAACTATGTACCTTATTGAATGAATTCGGTATTGAAATAGATGGTTTATATGAACCACCAGATACAAAATTAACAAATATTCAAGATAAGTTACTTGATCAACAAATGGAAAAAGATGATGGTATGGTTGATGAAGTTATAAGTCCAGTGGGTAAAACAAAAGATGGGTTTTGGTATTTGAAATAATAAATCCTTGTTTTCTATACTTTTTTAAATTATTATTTTTTGATTCAATTTATAAAGATATATGTTATCATTATAAAATATGGATTCTCAGACTCAAGTAGATGTTGACCCCCAAGCAAGTGCTCAGGTAGATGTTGGTGGTATCCCGGATTTTGTAAAATTAGGAGAAATCCCCACTGATTATGTTCAGCAGGTCGAAACTGATTTGCTAGAAAGTGTTGTGCAGAGTGATGGCTCAAATAACCGAACTGGATTCTGCCGTTTCACGCTTCGCAACGTTGGTTTTTTACACAGTCATTCTAAACTCTTTGTTGGATTAATCCCTGCTGCGGCTAACACGGATGCCTTCCTTCCACCGAATGTAGGTATTGGATCTGTTGTTGAACGTGCTGTCTTAAAAGTAGGTAATCAAGTGATTAATGAGATTACGGACTGGGCACAGCTCCACGCAGTTAAATCTGCTATGATATCGAATGAAGTTAATAAAGAACGTGAAATGTACACAACTGGACGGTCTATGAATCATGGATTTAACTATAATGGAGTAGCAACTGGTGGTGGTGGTGCTGGTTCTTCGCAGTGGGATCTCGCAGATACCTATGGCTTAGCAAATGGTCGTGAATATTCGGCACTTGGTTCGGATCTCAAGCAGCTACAGTTCGCACAGATGAATGGAACCACTGCGGCTTTCATTAGAGCATCCCCTGTATATTCTATTGATTTAAGTGATCTATTCCCCTTCTTAAAGACTCATCAGTTACCGCTTTACATGATACACCAACCGGTTAGTATTGAATTGACGTGGGCACAGCCGAATCAATCTCGTGCTTGTATTGGGATAGGAGATACTGCTAACCAAACTTATGCGATTGACCAGACTGAATTAAAGTTTGCTGCTGATTACATCTTTTATGGTGCTTCTGATGAAATGACTAGATATGCTGACGCAAATAAAGATTTAACGTTTTCCTTTGTAGATTACCGTTCTAATGTAGCAACGATTGATTCTACTATTCCTGTAACTGTTGTCCGTAATGTTGGTATGGCTAATCGCATGGTTACACGAATTATCAATGTATTCAATCGTGATGCTCTATCAGATATTAATATTCTGAATAAATACGCATCTCTGGGTCCTAGTGTTAGTGCAACAGGTGTCATCGGTGATGTAGCTTACAATGTAAGATACAATGATAGATTTGAATTCCCTACAAATGTAACGAATACCGCTCGACTATTTAGTCAGTTGACGGATAGTGAAAGTGTCCCCTTTTTAACTAAAGGTGAATATGCGGGTAATGATGATGCGATTACTGGATTAACCTATGAAGGTCGTGTACAGCGTGGAGAACTATCTAATCATTTCTTCTATCTTGGAACTAGACTTACCGGTGGTCGTGTAGGTAGTAAAGGTATTGAAATTCATCTGACTGGAACTGACTTTGATACGGGTGCGGGACCTACAAGTATGCGTACCTACTGTGAATATCTGCGTATCGCAAGACTACGGGACGGCAACTTTGAGATCTTCAATGCGTAATCATAATACCCAGTAAAGTAAAGATATCCAACCATAAATATATAATACACCTAAAACACAAGCTAAACAATGTATTTGATTTGTAGTCATATATTATAATATAAAAAAAGTTATGTAGTTGAATAAGCATCCAATAACATAGTATAGACTTGATTTAATGCTTGAAATATCCTAGTAGATCCAGATGGTTTATCTGGGTGGTATTTGAGAGCCAGTTTTTTATAATGATGTTTTAATTCTTCTTCTGATTTAGACCGTTTTAAAGAAGTGAATTTGTCATTTGTTCGAATGTTAAGTTTATTAATTTCACGTGTATCGGGTTGATTAAAGATAAACCCACTACCTATAAAATTTCTAAACCTTTCTTCCTGTTTCAAGTACCATTCTCTCATGGTAAGTTCTCTTTTTTCTGATTGACAGCTATAACATGTCTGATAAGCTGGTTGATTATGTTTACAGTACATAGTACATCCATAATATTTAATAAAGTGGTCATTTTTATCCGGATCATCATAATATGTCCTTTCCGAATAATGTAATCCCATATCAATATATACTGATAATAAATCTCTAAATCAACTTTCAAAACTCAGCTGATCAATCTCTAGAAATTTAATTTCTTGTTGTAAAGATGCTATTTGACGTTTTAAATCTTTATTTTCATCAATTAACCCTTGTAAGTCTATCAATTTTATAGTAACTGTTTCTTTTTTAGGTAATTCTATGCCAAGGATAGATTCTTGAATAA